CGAGTCCCTATGTTAGAGGGAAAGAGTATATTTAAAGAAACGGAAGAGTTACAAGAAAATTATCATAAATCAATAAAAGAATACAAGGATGGATTAATTAAACTTAGAGAGCATTTGAAAAATTTGTTTTATGAAGATCACTTTTTAGACAGAGTTATGGAAATATCAGAAGGGACTATTCTTTTACCTGAGAAAAATGAAGATGTCTTGAAAAAAGAAGCTGAAGAACGCTTTATGAATAAAATACCACCGGGATTTAAAGATAGTCCTAAAGAAGAAAACAGTGCAGGTGACTATATTATTTGGTCTTCAATTCTACAATTAGGCACCGATGTGGTTTTTGTTAGTGGCGATAAAAAAGATGATTGGGTATATCGAGATAATAATGAAAATCCAATTGTAGCAAGACGGGAATTAATTGAGGAATACTTTATGAAAACCGGTAAAGATTTTGCACATATTACCCCTAAGGATTTTATAACATCTCTAAATCCGACTATAAGCGATCATGTTAAAGAAGATCTTTCAAACTACAATTCACTTTATAAAGTAGATGATACAGGTTCACTAACAATATTATCTAGAGACTATTCTTTATGGGATTTAGAAATAATCACCGATGGATTATTTAATCTTGTTGAGGAACTTTGTCAGAAAAATGATCTTAATCCAGAAGGTGATATATACGTTGCTCTAGATTCTTTAGTTGCACATAATATTATTGATTTTAAAAATCGTGCAGAAATAGAGTTAGTTTTAAAAGTGAAAAGAGATTTAGAGATTGGTATACTGCAGGATGAGAATAATTTCATGGTTAGTTTTGCTATTGATAAAGGTTTAGAATGTATAAAGTTTATAACTAAATATCTAGAAAGTTAATGCTCTTTAAAAAAGGGCATTTTTTCATTAATAATGCAGAGGTGAGTAAATGCCCTTAAAGCCCCTAAAAATTTGCGCCGCCTCTGGGTGCTCCAGCCTCACCCGTGACCGGTACTGCGATGAACACAAGACACAGCAACAAGAAGAAACTAAACATTACAACAAACATTCAAGAAACAAAACAATAACAAGTTTTTATAAATCAACAGATTGGAAACGAACAAGACAACTTGCTTTGATAAGAGACAATTATCTTTGTCAGCATTGTTTGAAAGATCATTGCTTCACACCGGCTGACATGGTGCATCACATTGTGGAAGTAAAGGAAGATTGGGCGAAAAGATTAGACTTGGACAACCTTGTAAGCCTGTGTAATGCCTGTCACAACAAGGTTCATGGCGGTAAGGGCAAGTGACCCTGCCCCTATCCAAATCTCTGGAAAGGCAACGTTTGGAGAACGGCGCCCCCTCTTCTGCAAACAAACACCGCTTTTCAAAGTTCCGGAAAAACAAAATACCCTCCCGGCGAAATTGCCGAGAGGGCTTGGTACGACTGGTTTTGTTGTTAATTCCATCGTATCACGATTGGTGAAAAAAACAAGCGAAAAATGCAATTTTTTTGATGTGAAATGAGGTGAGAACATGCCGAGGCCTGCAAAATCCGCGACGCTTCAATTGATACAGGGCAACCCAAATAAAAAGAATACGGAAGAGCTGGCCGCCCGGGCTGAGCACGAGAAGAAAATGAAAATGCGATCCGATAATATAAAACCGCCAACGTGGTTGGATAAGGTCGGGAAAAAAGAATTCAAACGGGTTGCTGCTCTATTAACAGAAGTTGAAATCATCACGGAAGCGGACATCAGCATGTTGGCTGCCTATTGTAATGCCTATTCGCAGTATGTATCAATTTCTAAAATTATTGAAGAAGACGGGATCATGGTCCATACGGAAGGAAAAGACGAAGACGGCAACCCAATAAAGCTTGTTGGTGAAGAGCATCCGTTATTAAAGCGGCAAAAGAATTATTTTGATCAAATGAAATCAGCAGCGAATGACTTTGGCCTTACACCGTCTGCCCGGGCAAAACTTGCTATCACCCGTACCCAGGAAGAGCGGGAAAAGACGGCTGCGGAGAAGGAGTTTAAAAACGTATGAAGACAATCAAACAATTTCTCATTGATTACTCGCGCGATGTGATATCGGGTGAGATTGTGGCTTGTGAAAAACACATTTGGGCCTGCGAGCGTTTTTTAAATGATGTGAGTCGGGAAGGCACAAGGGAGTTTCCTTATGTGTTTGATGATGAAAAAGCCCGCCGGTTCCTTTACTGGATGACTCAGTTTAAACATACGAAAGGGCCTTTGCAGGGTGAAAATATTGTACCTGAGCCTATTCAAATATTCATCTTTGGCAATGTGTACGGCTGGGTGCATAAGGATACCGGCTATCGTCGATTTAAAAAAGTCTATTGGCAGGTAGGTCGTAAAAACACCAAAACGCAGAGCCTGGCTTGTGTCGGTTCTTATGAGGCAATGGCAAACGATGAATATATGTCCGAGGTTTACATAGGTGCCACAAAAACGGAACAAGCAAAAATCTGCTGGAATGAAATTAAGGCGCAGATTATGCAAGCCGACCTTTTGAACAAGCCGGAGAAAAAATATCGAATTGCATATGGAAAAATCGAGCATCCAAAAACTCAATCTAAAATCGAGGCGCTTTCCAAGGATGCTGGCAAAACAGGGGATGGTTTTAACCCGCAATGCGGCATTATCGACGAATACCACGCTCATAAAACCTCAGAGATTTATGATGTCCTGGCTTCCGGTATGGCTGCCCGTGCTCAGCCATTGATGTTGATTATTACTACAGCTGGATTTGAATTGAATAACCCTGCTTATCGTGTTGAATATGATTATGTATCCCGCATATTGGACCCGAATAAGGTGGAACAAAATGAACAGTATTTTGTGATGATCAATGAGCTTGATAAAGGTGACGACGTCAAAGACGAAAAGAATTGGATTAAAGCAAATCCGATTGTTGCGGCCAATGAACACGGCTTGAATTATTTACGAGGAGAGTTGGAGGTTGCGCTTGCCGTCCCGGAGAAAATGCGAAATTTCATGACAAAGAACATGAATATCTGGGTTAACATGCGGGAGAATGGCTATATGGATATGCAGGCATGGACAGACTGCGGGTCTGATCAACTTCCAGACTTGAAAAACCGAGAGTGTTATGTCGGCATCGACTTATCAAAAACGATTGATTTGACGGCAGCCTCTTTTATCTTTCCTTTAGATGACGGCAGTTTTGCTGTAGAAAGCCACGGATTTATGCCGGAGGACACATTTCATGAAAGAATGAAAACAGATAACGTCCCCTATGATTTGTGGAAGAAAAGGGGATGGTTAACGACAACAGATGGTGCAGTAGTTGACTATGACTATATCAGGGCTTTCATTAAAAAAATGGAGAACCAAAATGGGTGGAGAATCAAGGAAATAGGTTATGATCCATACAACGCCACGCAGTTTGCTCAGCAAATGGAAGCGGATGGATACACAATGGTTGAGATACGGCAGGGCGTAGCCACGTTGTCCGAACCAACAAAAGATTTTAGAGCTAAAGTGAAGGCGAAAAAAATCATTCACCCTAAAAATGATTTATTAACATGGGCGATGGGTAATGCGGTAACAAAAGTAGACGCCCAGGAGAATATCATGCTTGATAAATCCAAATCAACTCAGCGTATTGATCCGGCAGCAGCTTTAATTAATGCATATGTGCGCGCTTCTCAGATTAATAATGAAGTTGATTTAAATGCTTATATTCAGTCAGCTTCTTTCTCTTTCTAAAGGTGGTGTAAGAGTGAAGAAAATATTGAAGGTCTTTCTACTCTTTTTGAATGATTTTCTATTTATCATTGGAGCTGCTTTTGTTCTGACTGCTGCATATCGTTTGAACGCAAACATCGGTCTTATTCTGACGGGTGTCTTTTTTATGTTTTATGCTGCGCTTTTAAGCAAGAAAAGGGGGTGATTAATTGTTTTTAGAAGGATTGTTTTCAAAAAGATCAAACGAATCTGACCCCTGGAACCTTGCTGATCCACCAGAGTGGATAGTTGATATGTTTGGCGGTTCCAAAACGGCAAGCGGTGAGCGTGTAAGTGAAGCTACTGCACTGGTTCATCCTGATGTGTTTTCTTGTGTGAATGTCTTATCCGATGATATTGCTAAACTTTCGATTCATACATTCCGGAAGGTTAATGGAAATATCGAAAGCGGGATGGACCATCCAATTGCTTCATTACTTTATCTTAAACCGAATCAATACATGACAGCTTTCACTTGGAAGAAGCTCATGATGACTCATGTTTGTACCTGGGGCAATGGATATTCGTATTTAAAGACTGATAAAAATGGTTTTATTACTGATTTGCTACCATTAAATCCGGCCAATACTCATCCCTATGTGGACCCGAATACAGGAATTTTGTGGTATGAAACCATCATTAATTCAAAAAGAGTGGAATTGTATGCTGACGAGGTTTTGCATTTCAAAGGTATGACTGAGGACGGGATTAACGGTAAAAGTCCAATAGGCGTTATAAGAGAGCAAGTCGGAGCTCAATCAGCTGCTACAAAATTTAACGCGAAGTTGTATAAGAATGATGCCACTCCCAGGGGCATTCTGAAAGTGCCTACCTTGTTAGAGGAAGGCGCGAAGGACCGAGCAAGGAGAGAATGGGACAGGGTAAATGCAGGGAGAAATATTGCCATTATTGATGCCGGGCTTGATTATCAATCAATTTCAATGCCATTGCAAGAGGCACAATTTGTAGAATCAATGAAATTTAATAAGGCTCAGATTGCCTCCATCTTTAAAGTGCCTTTGCATAAGATCAATGAGCTCGATCGTGCGACGTTTAGCAATATTGAACACCAATCTATTGAATATGTAAAAAACACACTTCAGCCGTGGTTAGTATCGTTTGAACAAGAGTTTATTACTAAGCTTTTTACTGATGACGATATTAAAAAGGGGTACTATACCAAATTTAATGTTAATAGCGAATTACGCGGTGATGCAAAATCAAGGGCTGAGTATTACGAAATTATGGAACGCATCAGCGGTTTGAATATTAATGAAATCCGGGCATTAGAAGAGAGAAATGCCATAGAAAATGGAGACCGTCATCTTGTTTCTCTAAATTACACATTCTTAGATACGCTTGAGCAATATCAAATGAGTAAAGCAAAATCAGTTAAAGGGGGTGAAAACAAAAGTGAACATGGAAGTACGTCATCTGACAACGAAAATTGAGTTACGCTCTGCCGGTGAAGGCGAAGAGAAAAGGCATTTTATTGAGGGATACGCTTTGAAATTCGAAAAATGGTCCGAGCCGTTGGGAGGATGGTTTAAAGAAATCATCAGCCGGAACGCCCTGGATTCTACAGACCTTTCTAACGTAGTCGCGCTTTTTAATCATCATCAGGATTATCCCTTAGCGAGAAATACCGTTTCTGAGGACGTAGGGAGGCTTGAGCTGGAAACAGATGCAATAGGTCTCAAATTCCGTTTTATCCCTACAGACACGTCGTACGCGAAAGATTTAATGGTGAATGTTAGAAGCGGAGTCGTTAATCAGTGTTCTTTTGCTTTTTCTTTGGATTACAGAAAAGGTGAGCCAGATGAGTGGCAGCATAATGATGAAGAAGGAGTTTATGAACGGCGAATCAATGCTATAGATAGAATCTTTGACATATCGCTGGTCACAACACCTGCCTATAGCGATACGGAGGCCGTTGTTAGTGAACGAAGCTTGGCTAAAGTGGAGCAGTTAAGAGAAATGCGTGCTGCCCCAATTGAAAAATTAAAAGTGGAGCTAGAACTTTTAGACCTGACAATTTAGGTCTATTTTTTATGTCCAAATTCAAGGAGGAAATACGAATGACAGTTGCTATGACGAAAAAAGAACGTGAATTGAGACAAAAATTCACACAGAAAAAACAAGAGGCATCCAATTTGTTGAATGAAGGGAAGTCCGAAGAAGCCCGCAGCATGCTTGATGAAGCCAAGGCGTTGCAAAAACAAATCGAACTAATGTCAGAAGAGCGTGGCTTGGAGCTGCCGGCATTAGGTGAAGAACGAAACTTTGTACCAGAATTCGAACGAAAGCCCGATGAAGAACCCGAACAACGCGATATCTTAACAGCCACAAAAGAGTACCGGGATGCTTGGTTTAAAGTGCTGACCGGACGCAGCCATGACCTTGGCGAAGAAGAAAGAAACATGATGCAGCGTGTCCTAAAAGAAAATCGTTCGTTGTCTTCTGGAAGTGATAAAGACGGGGGATACACAGTACCAGACGATATTTCAAAAGAGATTTTGAAATCAATCCAGGAGTTAAACTCTGTTAGGAACCTGGTTCGCGTTGTGCCAAAAACTGCTCCGTCAGGGAGTTACACTGTCAGAAAAGGTGTAGCTGGAAAACTCTATAACACGGCCGAGAAAGAGCAAATCAAAGAACTGAAAAACATGGAATTTGATCAAATCTGGTATAACGTGAAGAAATTCGCCGGATTTATGCCTGCGCCTAGCGAGCTCTTAAATGATTCATTTGTAAACTTTGTCCGCGAGATCGTGGACTGGCTTTCTGAATCTGCTATCGTAACAGAAAATGATGAAATCTTTTACGGAGTGGGTGGCGAGAAGAACGTTGAAGGAATCATTTCTAGTGGGAAATTCAAGTCAATCAAGGCACCGTCTCTTATCACTATTAAGTTCTTGCGAAAAGTCAAAAACCAGATTAAACGAGGATACCGTAAAAACGCAAAATGGGTGATGAACACAGAAGCGTTTGAAACGCTGGCAAACATTGAGGACAAAAACGGCAGAGGTATTTTGGCTGAAGACCCTAGAAATGAAGACAATTTCCTTCTGTTCGGCCGTCCAGTTGAAGTCTATGACGAAATTGTTACTGACGAAAAGACACAAAAAACACACATTCTTTTTGGTGATTTCAAACGTGGATATTTTATGTTCGATCGTCAAAAGTTCGAAATTAAATCAACTGATGTGGGCGGGGATGCTTTCCTCACTGATCAAACATATTTCCGAGGCATTGAACGATTCGACGGGAAAGTTGTTGATCCAGAAGCAGCTATCATCGTGAATGATCTTGTTGTTGGAGAAGAGGCACAAGTGGAAACACCATCGACTGAATCTGCGGACTTAGGTAAATAAAAAAACGAAAGGATTGATTTAACATGGCAGATTTTTTAAATGAAAGTAACGGAGCAAAAACATCAGCAAGAGACAACGGATCAGGGGAACCAATTACAGATGTCTCTATCGCGGACAACAGCGAACAAAATCCTCTCTATGTAAAAGGTCTTCAAGGCGAACCGGGGCCTCAAGGTCCTAAAGGGGATACCGGTCCGCAGGGACCAAAGGGAGACAAAGGAGATACTGGTCCTCAAGGTCCAAAAGGAGATGCTGGCCCACAAGGTGAGCCAGGTCCCCAAGGTCCAAAGGGTGATAAGGGTGATCCTGCTGTTATCGGTGAACAATCCATCTCACATGAAATGCTGCAGGAAAAATCAGTCCGCAGCATTAACATTGGAACGGGCAGCGTTATGATGGACCACTTAAATAGTGAAGTGAAAAACGTATTAGATGGGCTTCAAAAACAAATTGATGAGCTGAAACCTTCAACTTCTGCTGAATGAAAGACAGGTGATGTCGAGTGACAGAAGAAGAGAAAGTTGAGTTAGAAAAGGCAAAAAAGTTCCTCCGGGTTGATGGTAATCTGGAGGATGATTTGATTTTAGACTTTATTGCATCGGCAAAAGAATACATCACTTCTGCTACGGGGCTTACATTCCCGAATAAATCAGCAAGGGCAGCAATGTGTGTGAAAGCCTTCGTTACTCATTGGTATGAAAACAGAGAAATTGCTGGCACAACTTCGAACCTGGATGGCGTACTAACTAGTATGATCAATCAACTAAAATATACATTGCCGGAGGCTCAGTCTGATGCTGAATGATATGAGATACCGGATTCAATTTCAGAAAAAGAAGCCTGCTGGCCGCCTGCCTGTGGATGGAAAGGACAGCTGGCAAACGGTGATTGAATGCTGGGCTAAAGCCGAAGGATTGAAAGGGCGAGAATATTACGCTGCAGCTGCCATCCAAAAGGAAAAGACAGTTGAATTTACAATTCGTCATCGTGAAGACATAGACGAGCATATGCGAATCATCTTTCTTGATAAAGCTTGCCTAACTATTCTCGCCGGCACTTCATTACAATAAAAGCAAATGTGGTGAGTTGATGAATTTTGAGTTGGAATTGAAAGGTTTTAAAGAACTCGAATCTACTTTCGCAGACTTAGCCCGCAAGGATGAAAAAATCCATAAAGCAACTGTAAAAGCCGGCGGAGCTGTATTGGCAGAAGTAATCAATGATAATGCTCCGCGGTCAGCTATTGGGGGGAGGCACCCTCATATAGACGAGGACATTATTGTTGGAAACAGGATAAAGCGAGATGAAGACGGAGAGATATATGCGGTTGTCGGCCCAACAAAGGACACTAAATTCCGTGTTCACTTGCCGGAG